GCTTTAAGAGTAGCAAAGCCTATACTAGTAATAGTAGAGTACCCACTAAGAACCATTATCCGTATAACCTGGGCATTACAAATAGCAGCAACCTCGACAGGAGCAGCAGCTAAGAAACCTAGTTTACTAATAAAAGCCTTATACGTAGTTGCCTCAGTCACAGAACTAGTGAGCTGTCTAATACTAGTTAAGTTACAAGCTGCTATAGTAGCACTCAGTGCTTTACCGGCTAATGCTCGTACATACTCAAGAGTACTCAGCCCTGCTGCTCCTGCTACTCCCGCCCCAGCTACATACCGTAACCGCACAGAAGAGGCTGTGGAAATAGCTGTAGAAATAGTACTTATAACTAAGCTGCCTACATAGTTACAAACAGCCCTGACACTACCTGATGCTACCGCTGTAGAGGCTACGGCTCTAATTCTCTTAACTACACTGTATCCTGCTGATACAGTGGCTACAGCACCTTCTATTAGCTTGCCTCTAACTTGTTTAGCTAAAGAACTAGTCTCAACTAGTGCATAACCACTAAGCTCCTTAATCTGTATGTCAGGAGCGTTAAAAGTAGCTTCATTAAATACATGGCGGTTAAACACTATACCACCAACTTATTAGGAGAATGTAATGTTTAACTCATTAGCTTTAATAATTGCCTGGTCTCCGGCACTGTATGCTTTAGGCGTAGTAAAGGCCCCAAAGAGCAGTAAGTTTCCAGCAGTAGCTGCGTCTAAAATACCCCAGTGAGTAACTGTACCCCAATTACCGGTAGCTTCCGGGAAGGAAACTTGTGTAGCGTTGTCAGTAGCCCCGCCCACAGGAGCGGTAAAGGTTACAACCTGTCTAGCGTACCCATTACCGGATACCTCGGTTCCTGTACCAGCAGGTGTAGGATCAGAAGTATACAAAGCTAAATAAACTGTAGCAGGGGAAGTCAAGGCTGTGTTGCGGAGCACATGATTAACAATACCATCTCTAAGATAAGAACTTAAAGCTCCCACTTTTAATCACTCTCCCTCGTCAAAGGATAAGGAGCTGGATCGTTTATCATAGCGTAAAGCTCGAAGACGGTTTTACGCTGGTTATATTCAGACCACAAATCGCGTTTCTCGGTCAGGTTTCCTGGCTGCCCTTGTCGCCACTTAGCAGCAGCATACAAAGCATACAAGTCATGAAACTGTGCAGGTATAACAGGCTCTTCTACAGCCAGCCCTTCAAACCTAGGAAGCCTGCTATAATAATACACTTCTATCATACCGGACTCTAAAATACTTTGTAGCAGCAAGGTTTTCCCCCACAGGCGGTACCCTCTGCTGCTGGCATCGTTAAAGGCACATTCTTCTAGTGGAGAGCCGTTAAACCATACAGCGTCTCGATAAGCTAGTTTGTGGAGATCATTAGGAAGCGTTACTTCATTGGGAACTACTGCTGGGTCATAATCTAGTACTGCTCGTCTCGTGTACCTAGCTATGTCTGTGAGGTCGCCGGAACAAGCATTAAAGAAAGAAGTTAGCTCCTGGGGAATCTTACCGTCAGAAACTGTAAAGGCTTCATCCACTAAGGAGCCGGTTAAACTTATTAAATCTTGTAGGTTCACTAAGCTCCACCACCTTTATGGGGAAGGGGAGCTAAAATGCTCCCCTTATACTAACCATTAACCAGCCTCTGCTACTGCCTCTTCCGGTTTACTACCCAGCATACCGCGCCAGTCAGAGTACCCAACACTGAAACGCATGTAGCCGATAAACTTAGCAATCATAGTCTCTTCATTAGTTACCCGCTTGAACTCAGGCTTGATTCTCCAAAAGAAGTTCATCTCATGGAGCACGGGGTCTTGTAGGAACCATGCTTTTGGGTCTTCTAGATAGTCCAGTACAACAGGATCAAGTCGGCCTTTAATGACATTAGCGTCATTAAAGTCAGTACCTGCTACCTGTACGGACTGAAGAAGAGTTAAAGCTGTAAATTCCAGATCAGGCGGTACAATGAGCTTCTTAGGGTTAGTCTGGATAAGAAGTCCAGCACCGTCTCTCTGTGCTCTAAAGAGAACCATAGCAGCCTTTAAGTTAGTATCAGTCAACGTTAATGCTACTTTATTATCTCCGGCAATATTAGACTTCTCCAACGGGTGATCGTCAGCAAACAAAGGTTTACCGTCATAACCGTTGGCAGTAAAGCCATCGTTGAGTACGGAAGCTGCTACCCGTTCTACAGTGGCTCTTCCGGTACGGGCAAGTGTAGCCGGTAGCTTGTTGATGACATCATACATCTCGTCATCAATCAGCTTACGCTCTACTTGAATACCGTCTGCCCACTCTTCGTGAGTGTAGTGAACCTCGAAAGACGGATCAATGGTCTGGTAATTGATACCGCCCATAGACTCCTTCTTCTTCCACTCACCAGTAGCAGTAATATGGAAGTCATGTTCCTGTGCCTTTTTAGAACCTTTAACATTAAAGACTTTAGAGTACTGTTCAGGTACTTCATCATAAGTCTCGAAGAATATCTGTCTAAGTTTAGGCTCTAGTAAGAGCGCAAAATTAGAACTAGAAACTACTCCTGGCATCCATTACACCCCCATTAAATAACGATTTCACGAGCGGTAGCAGCTAGCTTAACTAGTGCTTTCTTATTAGCATTATCAAAGCCAACCACAACCCAGGTACCATTAAGAGCATTGTCCAAATCAATAGCAGTACCTGCTGTATCAAGGTTAAAAGCAGTACCTACATCGGATGCCGCAAGTGTAGTCTTAGTGGTGCCTACGTAGTCTGCAATAAAGACCACATCTTCTAATCCTAGAATTACCTCTACATTGTCACCATCGGTACCATTAGCCACACCCACAAAGGCTGTGGAGTCAGCAGTACCGGCTTCTATTACACCGTTAGCTAGTACCACAGGAGTACCCGGTACCACAGGGGTAGCCCCGACAGGGAACTCTTTAATTGGTACAACGCAGTCACCGCCATAACGGGTTATGAATCCAAACATCTAGTCTGCACCCCCTACTTTTCCTTCTTATCCTTCTTAAATTTACGATACGATTCAAGGTTATCAACCTTAGCAAAAGCAGCGTACTCAGCAGGGGTCATACCAAGTAGTTTAGCTGCCTGTATTTGCTCCATTGTCAGTCCAAGGCTCTTAGCTTCCTCGGCAGAGTCACCTGTTACCACACCGGATTCATCACGATGCTTCTGGTTAGCTAAAATACGCTGCTCAATCTCGCGCTCTAACTGTTTGGCCTTAGCTGGGCCGTTAACAGCCCAGTATGCTTGTGTAAGAGATACTCCGGCTCTCCTAGCGTAGGCATAGGCTGCCTCTCTAAGCTCACCTTTAAGATCGGCATAGACAGGATCGCGTTTCATATTTTGCTCCTCAATAGCCAACCTCAGATCAAGATTCTGCTGGTAGGCTTGAATCGCAGCTTGTTTAGCCATATTGATCTCTTGATGTACTTGTGGAGGTAAACCGGACTGCTGTGCCTCAAGCTGTTGGTAGTAAATATCAAGTTGCTGGGATAAATCGTCTACCGTTCTTCCGGTAAGCATCTCTAGCTTGGAAGACAAGGCCCTTAACTTATCATAGTCTCCATACTTACGCTGCTCTTCAGCAAGACGGGCCTGGATAATACGGGAAACGTCTTCCTTAGTATACGTAGTATCCTTATCTTCGGTTTGTTGTGCTGTCTGTACCTCTTGCTCACTACCCGTTTCTGTAGCATCAGTATTTACTGGATCAACAATACCTTCACCGCCCATTGTAGTGTCTTGCTGTCCAAGATTGTCACCCATTATAACCCCTCCATGCACTTTTACGTCTTGCTAGACGAGATTCGCGCCTTTCCGCGTTGTCAGGGATGTCACGCCCCCCGGCGAAATACACTCTGTACGCCTCCGAGTGCCGAGCTTATTTAGAAACATGCTCCTGCATGAAGCATTTTACACTCATAGTAGTAGGCCCATGATACCCGCACACAGGACAGGTAATATACCCACGCACAGGGTCTCCTCTCCTAGTATCTCTTAGAGCTGGACGCTCACAGTGTGGGCACACAGGAAGATTCATCATGCGGTTACGTACCGAGGGCTGGTTTACAAGATCAGACTTTAAGGCGTGTCTAAGATACTTCTCCGTTAAACTCACCGTTGAGCACCACCCATCATATTAACTAGATTCATCAATAGCTCAGGGGGCACTTGCTGTGGTGTCTGCATAGCCATCTCGTCCGGGCCCGGGCCTTGAGGCTGCTCATAAGCTCCTCCAGGAAGAGGTACTTGCATCTTAGAGAAATTACCCACAGGCTCTAACGGGTCTATCACAGGCCAGCCCAGGAACTCTTTAATAAACATCCGCGCTTCTTCTACCGTAAAGATATTATATTGTACCAACTCTAATATAGTCTGGTACAAGAACGCACGGTTACTAGGCAAACCAGCTCCAATAGAGATTCTTATATCAAACTCAGCTTCTTTAGTTACCGGCTCGCCACCTTCCCCAGCAAGAGGCTGGTACTGGTCCTCTGCCCCAGGAACAGGTATCTTCTTCGGTACCTTAAGAAGATCAGAGCCCCTAAACCATATATACTGAGGTCTCCGGCCTATGATCCTAAACGCGTGCTCCTCAGTGAAAAACTCCTTAATATACTCAACACACAGCTCTACTACTCGGCTAAGACCGTCTTCTAAGAATATCTTTTTATGCTTAACACGTCTGTTACCAGCCTCTTGTAAAGCTAGGATAGCAGACGCGGCTCTTAGTCCTCCAGGTCTACGCCCTTCTGTGACGTCCGGCCTACCAGAGATAATCTCACTCTCCTGCTTGGCCTCCATCCGTCTGTTAAGGATATATGAAGGCATTGGTGGTGGGGATACAGTCCTCCAGGCGTTAGGGTCACGGGCTACAATCTTAAGCCCTGCTTTAGCTGTCCATTTACGTGGATTGATACCAGACGCAGTACCTACAACATGCTGAGTATTGCCAGTCAACCGAGCATTAAGCCTGATCTGGTCGTCAAGATCGTTTATAATATCTTGAGTGGGTTTAAGAAGTTCAACGTCTCCCATGCCCCACAGACAACCCTCTACCGGGTAACAATTGATTACCACAAAAGGATACTGACAGTGCCGATAAAAACTCTCTTTAGGAGCACCATCACCTTTAGGAAGTAGCTCACTATCGTACAGTAACACACCGTCAGCAACCTGAGTAAGCCTTAACCCACCCTTTTTAGTACGTGCCCACCGCTCAATCAGCATTACCTTATTTCTACCGTGTTCAGTAGCAGTATCTCCTTCACCGTCAAATATCTCTAGTGACAAAGAAGGGTCAGCTTGTGCTTTCACAAGCTCAGCCTGCTCACCGAAAGTAGCTTTAATATACTCTATTGATTTCATAGTAGCATGTATAATATAGTCAGCCTCTTGTAACTGCCAAGTGGTCTTAACTTTAGGATCAGGGAAGAAACACACAGGGCTAACAGGGTCAATAACTATCTGGCCTTTACCTTTATTACCTTTAGGATCAAAAAACACCTTAAATACAGATGTCCCTAGCTTAAGCCGTCTACGTTCAAACACATCTAGCTTAGACAGCATATTGTTCTTGTCCCATACCCAGTTAAGTACATGCCTTAAATCTTGTGCAAACTCTTGGTCAGATGGTTCTTCACCAATCACAGAAATATCAAGCGGTTGGTCTACTAAATCACTAACCTGACTCTCTATAATAGGAAAGATAATATTAGTCACCGAGCCAGGATCATCTTCTTTACTAGGTGGGTTCTGTTTACCGCGATAATAATTCTCATATGTGCGCCATTTATCATGAAGCCCCAAGTTTTCTTTAGCTAAGTATGAGGCTTTAAGCTGGTCTTCAACTTCACCTACTAGTACTTTGTACTCTATAGGCTGCTCTTTAGTTTTATCTATTTTTTGTTTAGAGGCCATTTATCTTCCCTCCCCGGTTCCACAGGATCAAGGAGTTTATTATCCTTAAAAGGCTTAAACTTAAGCACCTTGGGCTTAGATACATTACCCCTACTTAAACTATACCCTATAACGATACCAACTGTCAATACTATTGTGGCAACTACCATGCCAACAATAAAGTATACTATCATCCATCATCCCTCCCACTCAAAAAGTACGTAAGAACACTCTCTACCCTCCCAGGCCATAGTACTACTACCATCCACAGAACACTTACCCATG